TCGTTCATGTTCTCAGAGATACATCCTGGAATCTTTTGAAGACCCACATTGTATGGGATGTAAGACTCATTGGAATCGTGAATTTGTAGATTCATTCTGTACCAGGTATTTTCGAAATACCAAACTAAAACGTCACCGAGAAGATGTTCTGTTTGAGAGAGAGAAGTCTCTCATGCCAGAGACACAACCCGAAGTTGAACGAGTAATACAAATGCGTAGAATTCGTACTATCATCCGACAACAAAAGGAAAAGCTTATGGAACTTCATGCAAGACATAGAGTATTTGAATTAGAGGGCCCCATACCCCGTGAAATCCAAGTGCTTTACAGGGAAATGGAGGGTACATATAGACATTTAGACCAGTTACGAAACGGTGGATCATTTATGGATTCTGAACCAAGGCGTTTTATACGTCAGTGTCCAAGAGAAGAATGTAAAGGTTTTCTGAATGAAGAATGGTACTGTGGTTTATGTGAATGTAAATACTGTAAAGAGTGTAATGATCCATTGGTACCAGATCATGTGTGCAACCCTGAAACTGTAAAAACGATGAAACTTCTCAATAAAGATAGTAAGTCGTGTCCCAAATGTGGTACAGTCATCCACAAGACGAGTGGGTGTGCTCAGATGTGGTGTATTTCATGTCACACAGCTTTCAATTGGCGAACAGGTGAGATTGAGACTGGTCGAATACACAACCCACACTTCATAGAGTTTAAGAAAAAGACGATGATGTCTCGAGAACATGGAGATATTCCATGTGGTGGTACCCCTTCATTTAGAGAATTACGTGAAATGGGTGCCACAAATGAGATACTCCAATATTCATTATTTGTACATCAAATAGAACGAGAATTGGTGTATATAGATACGCGACCGATAGACAATACCCAAATACGAGTTGTCTACATGTTGAACGATATTACCGAATATGAGTTCAAACATTATTTACAGCGTCAAGAGAAGTACGTGGAAAAAAATCGAGATCTTTCAAACATTTTTGAAATGCTCGCCAATACAGGTGGGGATTTTCTTAGACAGTATGTTCTTGAACCAGAACGACATGATGAAATCATCGATCTTTTACAGAAGATTGTGGACTATGGAAATGAAATTTTCGATTCAATCCGTAAACGCTATAATTGTCGACTTCCCAGAAATATTTATGTGTGAGTACATTAGGATGTTACTTTTGTTGTTCATCATCATTCTCGTCATCTACATATTACCCAGATACAGAAGCCCTAAGGTGTTCAAAAACTTTTTGACTGATGATGAATGTCGGCATGTAATACAGAAAGCAAAGGGTGATTTGGGAACATCATCTGTGACAAATGAAAAAAAGGTGGATGAATCGATTCGTAAAAGTGAGACAGCATGGTTGGACAAAGAGGATCCTATTGTCCGAGATATTATGGACAGATGTCTCGCATATACGGATCGACCATTCGTGAATTGTGAACAGTTACAGGTGCTTCGATATGAACCTGGTGGATTTTATAAACCTCACCAAGATGCATTTGAAAATGATAAGAATATGAGAATGTACACATTCATTTTGGCACTGAATGATGACTATGAAGGTGGTGAAACTATATTTCCAAACTTGAACAAAGAGTACAAACTCGAGAAGGGTGATGCCCTTTTTTTCGATACTCTCGACAACTACGAGTTTATGACATCCAAGGCTTTACATGGTGGGAAACCTGTAAAGTCTGGGGAGAAATGGATATGTAATTTGTGGGTCAGGAAATATCCTTATGGCTGAACTTCACCACGGTCAATGAGCTTCTTACGGTTCTCCAAGTGAAGTCCCTCGACGAGAGCCTTGTTTTCGGCACCATAGGGTACCGCGTAGCCCTCATCACAGAGCCACTTGTTCACATTGGTCCAGGTGCCATCTTCACATACCCAAACCTCGGCGAGAACGCGACCAAACTTACCCCTAGAGTCAGCCTCCGGGCACCTGAGTTCGATTTCTACATCATCCTTCTCAGATGCAACCGCCTTCAGACACCATTCCTTGAGCTTCTTTTTGGAGAGGAGACCGAACTTCTTCTCTTCGAGGTCACGGGTTCTGGACTCTGGTGTGTCAATCCCTAGAAGGCGAACGCGTTGCTTTGTGCACACGTCAAAACCTAGATCAATATTTACATCAATTGTGTCACCATCGACAACCCTCTCAAGGGAAGAGACCCGGTACTTGAAGTTACAGGATTCAACGTTGTAAGAGGACATCTTATAACAATCTATATACTTAAAACTTTAATACCTCCATAAAGTATGAAATGTATCGCAACTTTTTCCGAAAATAATCTGTACAAAATTAAATTAGCAAAAACTCGAGTGAATGTTCTAAACGGATTGTACCATCGACCACCCATACGACGAGAACCGATTGTACCTGATAACCCGAGACTTCGTCTACGGTTCAAGGAAGCCATAGAAGAAGCACAGGAGATATGCGAAGAGGACACCACCTCCGAGGCGTGTCACTGGGCGTGGTACGAGGTGGATGAGTTGGAGGATTCCATCATGCGTCGATGATGACTGTGGGTGGTTCGTCGTCGTATCCATAAAATTTGATAGAAACCCCATAGAGTTCATTGAGTCTAGGGTGTAGGTCCTCATTTATGAACCATTTCCATTCACGTAAATCTGTAGAAAAGTATTCACACTTGTCCTCTCCAAAGCCGCGTTTGAGAAGGAACTCCTCGTAGCGCACCTCTTTCATGAGGGAGAAAACCCCTTCGGGGACGGGGACTGTACCTTTTTTCACTGCGTCGAATATGTCGATGATGTAGTACCCACGTGCATCGCAGATGATATTCACTTGCATATCCGGGAACCCCTTGATAAATGATTCAAAGTCGGCGTTGCTCGGGAGAGTTGTGAAAATTGTCGGACCAACTTCATCAGGAATCACCTGTAGGAGTGAGGGGTGTGTGTGATACGCTACGGGTGCATCAGACCACTCTTCCTCAAGAACGCTCGAGTCTATTCGAGCCCTCTCTTTGGAAGTCGCGTAGGTGAGACCCTTGTAATTCATACATCTGTCATACTTAACTTTACCCCCATATTCCCACCTATTCTTCGACGACATTTTGCTCACAGATTTCAAATCTCTCACCACGATTTTTGTAATGTGTAACCTGTGTGCGGTCATCCTACATTCATAATGACATTTTTATCTAACAGAGTAATCTCACCCAGTTCGTCCCAAGTGTAGTACTTAATGGAAATACCAAACTTCTTTCGCATGATGGGGTCCACGTACCCATTTACAGTTCGTTTCCATTGGTCAGGCGTTGTTTGAATATATACCAAGTTACTCCAATTCACTGATACACGTCGTAATTCTCTGGAAGTCAAGAAACGATTAAATTCTGCGACAACTTCATCTGGGTTGGGTTTATTCATATTCGTTTCAATAAGATCAATGATATAGTACCCTTGGTTCTCGAGGATAATATTTGCCTGTATCGCGGGGTAGTAGCTTATATACGTCCTGAAATCGGTCGCACTTGGATATGTAAAAAGTGCTCTGTTTTGATTGGGAACTGGGTGTGTATGATACACGATATACTGAGTCATATCTTCTTGTGTGGGGGTTACAGAAGCCAATTGTTGGTTTGTACTCACCGTCGGTGTACCGAATCTAACATAGTTACGTGTATTCGAAAGTGTGAATGGTATAGAACCCCCGTACTCTACTCGCTGTTCCCAGGTTTTCTTATACACATTCTGAAGTTCTTTGATTGTTTTGCGACTCAATCTCACCGAAAGGTAACGATCATTCCCACTCGTCACTGTACCTACATTAAACGTATTCCTGGGTATGTTTACACGCCTAAATTTTTTGGATAGACGATTGAGTGCAGCATTAATTTGAGTCATCTTCCTTCGTCTCTCCACTTCACGGCGTCTGTTAAGATTCTGCCTACGCACTGTCTCAGATCTTCGTTTCTCCACTGTCTTCGTAGAGGTCTTTTTGATAGGCACCCTCTTTGGAAGCATCTTACTTTAGATAAAGATTTAAATAGATGGGTATCTAATGAACATCGAGGCATTCGCTCGAGAGATATATTCTCAACTGGGTCCTGGATACAGTGAGAGAGTATACCACAACGCGATGGAGGTTTTACTAAGGGAAAAGGGGATTCAGTACGAATCGGAACGTATCATTCCAATCCCATTTAAGGGGCATGTGATTGGTAACTTGAGGGCAGACATTATTATTGACAATGAGATTGTTCTAGAATTTAAAACTATTCGAACTCTGAATGACGCGGCGGAGTTGCAGGGTAATAACTATCTTCGTCTGACAGGTCTGAAGACGGCGTATCTGGTGAATTACCCACCTCATCCGGATCGGGAGGTAGAGGTGAGACGGATTCAAGTAGTACCATTATCGGGAGAACTCGAGCCAAGTTATGATAAAACCTTTGAGAATCCTGGTAATGTGTCTGTGGGTCTAGAACCGCCGCTTGAAGAATTTCTTGAGCCCTTTGGAGTAGAGTCCGAGCTTCTTCTAGACAGTGGTGTACCGCTGGGTCGACTTGATTGATCGTATCCAGGTGGGGAAGAACCTTGGATTCCAACTCATAGAGGGCGAGTAGGGCTGGTTCGTCGTTCATTTGTAATAGTTGTATTTCTGTCTATACTTAGGCTCAATCTTTACATAGACTGGAGAGCCCCCACTTGGGGGTTTTCGACAGAAATTCTTACAGTTACAACCGTCTCGCGGGTTCGTGAGTTGTCTTTTGTTTGCGTAACACTTCAAGGGAAGGTAGATGTCCTTCTTGAGAAACCGAACGATGCGATCGATGAGTATCATAATAATTTTTCACGCACCCAATCTCTATCCTTCTTAAAAATTTTAGACAACTTAGGGTCTTTATTCTTAAAGAGAATCATGAGAACATTGAGGCGTCTGAAGAGACCTAGGGGTGGTTCACCAGCCCGCACGACACGCATGAGGGCACGGTGTCGCGCGAGTTCAGACTTTTCCTTGACATCCTCATAGCCATGGGCACTGAGGATACCAGAGTTGCTGAGGGGAATAATCACTTTAGCTTTCATTACAATGAGACTAGAAAAATTATACAGAATCACAGAAGCTGGTGTAGATATTGTACTTGATGTCAGTCTTCGTTTTTTCAGTTCCGTGTCCAGATTTGACTTCATCGGCTCTCCACTTCTTATACCATTCTCCATTTTGTACATTAGGGTTGTAAACTGCCTCCAGAAACTCCTTCGTCTTTTTTTCTCCCCTCAGCATACCCATGAACGCCCAGCGAAAAAACATGTAAGTGTCGAACACCTGGATACACCCTTTGTGCCTCTCTGGGAAAAGTTCTAATATTTTTACTGTATGTCTGATGAGTTTACTTTTATTCGAGACGGAGTCTGGTTGGTCGATGTAGAAATACTTGAGGTCTTCTCGAAGTTTTTCGTAATCGTTCTTTCCGGTGCAGCTTGTGGGTTGCCCGACAGTCAGCGTCCGAAACTTATCTCCAAAATTATACATTTTGACAAGATGCTGTTTGCGATCATTGTTTCCAAACATAAGAGTGAGGCGATCCTCGATTGTACTTGAAAATAAACCATTGGTGAACTTGAGCCACTCATCTCCTTCAAGACTATGGGTGTTTGCAAGTTCACCTTTGCTCAAACTGAGTTGAGTATTGACATTATCCATCAACTCCCGGCATTGACCGGCACTGAGATTTCGGTAAGTTGCAACCTGAATTTTAATCTGGAGAAAGTACTGACGTTCATGAATCTTCCATTGGGACCACTTACGTCCCTTCACAGCGAAGCCGTCGTCGAGGAAAAGCATGAGATTGAAGAATCGATGACCGGCGTCCAAGATGTAGGTCACATCTCTATCTTTATCTTCTTCACGAACACAGTTGAAGATCCATGTAGTATGGGTCTGTTTACCTTCAAAAAGTGACAGGATGTAACTTGTCGCATCTTCAGGCTTCCATCCATGGTAAGGTTCTCTTTGTCCATTCGGGTAGTAGTAGGCTGTGTATACCGACTGCTGATCCGCTATGATTGAAGCCACCGTCTTGGTATCCGAAGTAGCTGGAACCTCGAGACAGTTTTCATACAAAGATACATTCTTACCGTCGTAGTTTGTCACCCTTTGAAGCAATACCTCTTGAGTGGGAACACGAAGTCTCCCATCGTTGTGGAAGTATGGAGAGGTCTTCGCAAACTGAGCGAGCTGCATCTTCGTTTTTCTTAAAATCCTCAGGATTCATGGTACACTTAGGTTTTCAACAATCTGGACACTTATCAAGTTTATCGTAGCATTTTACACATACAAAGTGTTCACATTTACGAAACTTAACACAATCATCACTCTTGTTACAATTTGAACATTCGCATATTTTGAATTCGAGTACTTCATTCTTGAATCTCCAAAAGCATGAGGTACATACTTTTAATCCAGACCTCATGCTTTTGCCACACACTTTGAAATTTGGACAGGTCATATCTATCTACACTGTCGGAATAAATTCCCATTTTAAATCGTGACAGATCTTATTCCAAATAACGTCCTGTTGATACAACTTTTCTTTCGACTTGAGGAGTGGAAAGTATTGTAGGTAATCGTCTTCACCTAAAAGTTCACAGAATTTATAGAGGACATAGGAGTAGCTGAGAAAGTTCTTCCTCTCTGTAGGACAATTGTCATCGAATGGTTTCTGGATATCTTTGAACATGATACGAAGATATTCTTCCAATTCTTGGGGCATATTTGGGGGTTTGATACCATTTAAGATATTTGTTATGTAAGGGACGTGTTCATAGTATTTATTAAGTCTTAACTTTTTCAAGAGTCCTCGAATCTTCGCGTGTGTGATATCTTCGAGGTTTTTGATTTTCATCTTTTTGAGTTCTGATCTCAATTGATCGATGACTTCAACGGGTATATTTGTCATCTCTTGTGCCTGAAACTGTGACAACCATTCGTTAAAGTGGTTTTCTCTTTTGTATGAATAGTTTACAATCTTTTCCGACGTTTCTTGTTCCTCTCGGTATGTCAACTCTTCACTGATAAGTGCGGCAACTATAGCCCCACACCCATCACATACAAGATCACTTGTGTCGTGAAAGTGGATGATATTGCTATACGCACACGTTTTACATACATCCATAGTGCGTTGTTGTGGTTTGGCTATGTTTTTCTTTTCAACATCTATGAGATAGTCGGTGAAGATATCCTTTCTTTGTAGACCGACAGTTTCCTTGACATTGAAAATATTATCTGTATTTGTCTTCTCATCAGCATCGTCTACGTGTTGATCTAAATAAGGCATACACTTCATAATGTACTCGGCCATCTCAGATTCATACTTTTTCCTGTTAGACGGATCTTTACGTATAGATGTGTTCCATTCTTCTATTCGATTGTTATATCTACTTAAAAAATTACCTTCCATCCTTATAAAGAGATGCTTACCAAACTTTTAAGTAGTATTTTCTTCTTCTATAAATACATCGTCACACCTAGGGATTACACGATCATCTCTGAAGAACTTGAATATGTGATAGATCATGACTTGGACTATATGATTGAAGATGATTTTTGGATGAAAGAGAGTAAAGATTGGGAAGATGAAATTCTTGATGGATACTACACGAATGTTACAGGTATGAAATTTCGTAAAACGATAGTTCCACAAAATGTAAAGTACACAATCCTCCGGGTAAAGTATTACTTCAATGGTAAGAAGTACACGAGTATCTCGAATGATATCAATTTCAAACCTGGTCAGGGGGAAGATAATGCAATGCACTTTAGTATCCCTTTGAGTA